TTTATATTCTTTTTTTTATATTCTTTTTTCTTCTTTGCTTTATAGCTTAACAACTTAAAAGCGATAAAGCTTTAAAGCTTGTATTATTAGCTTTATAGTTTATCAATATATAAAGCGAATCGGCTTTACAGCAGATCAAGGCTTAAAGCCAGAGCGCTTTAGAGCTTACAATGTCGCTTTAGAGTCTAAAAAGCTTTATAGCTTACTAAAAAGCTTTAGAGCTTTATTGCTTTATAGCTTGATATACTTTAGAGCTTTAAGGCTTTACAGCTTTATTGTATCGCTTTAAAGCTTATTTTGTTTATCTTTTAAGGGCGTAGTAGGTGCTTTTTTTAGAGGTGGAGGCTACTTATACCCACTAAAGATTTTAGGAAAAAATGAAAAACAAAAGTATAAGAGAAGGAAAAAAAGCGACAAAAAATGACACAAAAAGCAAAAAAGGGCTTTACAAAGCAAAAAGAAAGTAGTAGATTAAAAGTAGGTAAGGAGGTGTAAGCGGGATGGCAAATAAGCAAAACGAGTATATAAATCAGCTCATAAAGGAGCAAGAGGCGAGTAAAAGAGAAGTTTACAAAAAAGCTCATAATTACCTAAAGAAAATCAAATTTTATGAAAAAAAGCTAGAGGAAAAAGTAGATTATTTGCTAACAGAAAACGGGCTTACACTGATAGAAAAGCTCTCAAGCGAAAGAATGCAGTTGTTAGAGATAGCAAACTGTTTAGGAATAACACAGAAGTCATTACACGAAATAAGCCGAGAAAACCCAGAAATATTTGATGCAATAGATAGAGGGCGAGCAAAGGATTATAACGAAGTGGAAATGGCTCTTTTAAAATTGTCAACAGGGTATTACAAAGAAGAAGAAGTAGTAGAAAGTTATCAAAATGAAAGAAGTATACAACCTGTAATTAAGAAAAAAATATACAAAAAATGGTTTCCACCAAGTGCTTATGCAAATATAAAGTATTTAGAAACAAAGAAAAAAGAAGAATATATGAAATCACAAATCGAGTTAGAAACGGCTAGAAATACCATAAAAATCGAATTCCAAATTATTGGAGATGATAGCGTAAATAAGGAATGATAAATTATGCCTGAAGCTATAAAATTATATCGAGTAAAGAAATATAACCCAATGTGGAAATCAAATGAGGAATTAAAAGAAATATTTGGTAGAGATATATTCCAGATAGTCTGTATTAGTGGTCGTATAGGTGGAAAAACAATCAATTTCATACAATTTGTAGGATTAGGAATATTAGAACACCCAAATCTTGATATAGTAATAATGAGGGCAAATAGCTCTCAACTTAAGCAAAGTGTGTATATTGAATTAAAAAAGTTTTTTTTCAAAATATTATCACAAGAACAATTTGCAAAAGTAAAGTTTAGAGAAAGTCCACCGTTAATGATTACTATGCCAGCTGGAAACCAAATAATATTTGGAGGGGTTGGACTTGGTAGTAAATCAGGAACAAATCAATCTCGTGGTAAAACATCAGAAAGAAAATTATATGCTATTGCATTTGAGGAAACTCAAGAAATGTTTGCTGGTAGTGCTAACGGAGATGAATTATTAAAACAAGCGTTAGCAACATATATTCGTGAATTAGATGTAAAAATCGGTAAAGTAATTTATTTAGGTAATAGAGAAAGAAATAAGAATAGTAAGTTCAATTTATGGGTAAAAGAAAGAGAAAGAGATTCTACAACATTAATTATAGAAACGAATTGGCACGATGTAGAACCTTTGTTAACAAGACCTACAATTTCTTTAATCGAACAAGAAAGAGAATTAAACCCATTAAATTATAAATATATGTTTTTAGGTATTCCTGTTGGTGGAGCTATGTTAGTTTATGGTTCATTCAACCAAAAAACTCATATAATGCCAAGAAAAGGCGAAAGCAAAACAGAGTTTATTGATCCTAATACAAATAAAATCTATAATTTTGATAAAGAAAGTATAATTAGTTCAACAACAGGCGTTTTAATCGGTGTAGATGGCGCAACAGTTAATGATATGATGGTATTTATGCCTATTTTCTTGTTTAAAGATGGAAAAATGATATTAAAATCTAAAAATATTTTCCAACACAATCCAAAAATGAATGGACAAATAACAAATGCAATTTTAGTGAAAGAATATGTAAGAAAATGGCTACATAATTTTATTAAAGAATATTTTATTGTTCACCCAAACATACCATTGAATATAATTTTTGTGGTAGATGGAATAAATACTGATTTAATTCAAACATTAAGAGCAGAATTCGGTGGTTATACCAATGTAATAGCTTTTACAAAGAAAAATCTAGTAGAAACATCAAAAGCTGTTAATAATGCTTTCTCATTAAAGAGATTGCTGATAACAGAAGAAAATTGGATTGAAATTAAAAGTAATAACGTAATTAGTTTATATACGCTAATAAATGAGTTAGAAACTGTTTGTTGGCGAGAAGATGATTCAACGAAGTTTAACGATTCAATTCCAAATGATAAAACCGATGGAATAAGGTATCCTGTATCATGGTATGCTAAACCATCTAGGTTAGTAAAAGGAGAGTGAAAAAATGGCAGATAATATTATAGCTCAAACTAAACAACAAATGTCGAGTGTTTATAATTTGTCAACTCTAAATCCTGAAAAGACTTATTCCAGCATAATTAGAGATACATTTTATCAATTAGTTCCAACTGACTTTAAGCAATATTATTTTAGAAATGTCCGTTTATGTCTAAATTACTATCAAGGCTATGTTCCAAACTTTCATAGTCCAGCAAAAGGAATATTCTCAACAAGAATAGGTAATTCGATAGTAAAAACATTAACAAAGCTAATAGTTGGTGGAAAAGTATTTTTCATAAACAAATATAAAGAACAAAATCCAAAGAATTTAGATAATGAGAGCTTAAATAAGCTCAATGTATGGTCTTTAGAGTATAAGTTTCAGTCTTTTATTAAGAAATTGGTTGAATATGAATTAGCTGGTGGAACAATAGCTATCGTATATGCTATCAATTCAAGAATGGACTTTGTTCCAAAAATATTTAGAATAGATCAATTCTTTTATACAGCAGATTTTAATGGAGTAGTAGAAAGTTTTACAGGATTTATAAAATCATATACAGCTGATATTGATATGGGTAATGGTAGGCAAAAAGAAACAAGACATTATTATTTATTAGAAAAACGTTATTATAATGATAAGGGTGAGCCTATTATTAAAATAGCAGTTAAATATGCCGTATCAAATGTAACATCAGCTCAAGAGTTCAACGCCTCATCATATGGAGATTTAGAATGGGAAAAATTGCCAACTCAAATTAAAAAGAGAATCAAGAACGATTATGGCAACTCATTTATGATAAATAAAGAAGAAAAATTACCAAAAGTATTTAAAGGTCTTGGAGTAGAAATTGGTAAGTTTACTAATACAAACTCTATACCAGAAGTAGATTTAGGCGAAAGCGTTTTGAATAATGTCATAGCTTATCTAATGGGTTATGAACAAGCATATAGTGAAATGGTTACAGACTTGTATCTTGGACGTGGTAAAGTTTTATTACCACAGCAGTTCAATAATAGCTCTGATGAATTTAATGGATTTTATGCCAACTTTGATAAGTTGTTATATACAGCATACCCATATATGGGTGATAAAGAACAAAAGCCAGAAAGCGTTCAATTTGAATTGAGAGCAAAAGAGTGGGAAAAGATAAGGAATATGTATTGCGAGTTAATAGCAAGCAATATAAACGTATCAGGTAATGATTTGTTCCCATTCTTAAAAGATGGTAATGGCAGTAGCAAAACAGCAACACAAATATCAAGTGAAAGTCAATCAACAATAGCTTTTGTAGGTGATGCAAGAGTTAATTTGAAAGAATTATTAGATAAAGTTCTATTAGTTTGGAAAGACTTTTATAAAGTTCCAGATTATGTTGGTGTTGAGTTTAGTTCACAAAACCATATCAATTTGCTTGTTACAACAGAGCAAGTAAGAGTTATGAGCGAAGTTGGATTCCCATATTATGATATTTATCATAAAATGTTTCCTGATTTAGATACAGCTCAATTAAATGAAATGGTTGAGAGAAAATATGAACAGTTAATGCTTGAAAGCAAAATTAAAGCAAAATCTAAAGGAATAACAGAAAATAAAGACAAAAATGATGATTCAACTTTAACTCAAGCTGAAAAGCAAGATAAAGCAAAAGATAATAATGATTTATAAATGCGAAGCTGGCATTTTATAATAAGCCGCTTACCATCAAAAGTTCACAGAACGAGTAAATGGAATAATAAGTCGCTAAAAGGAGTTGAACAAAATGTTTATCTTCAAAAAAAATAGGAGGAACAAAAAAATGTTAACCAAAGATGATTTTAAGAAGTTGACAGAAGAAGAAAAAAATATGTTAAAATCTTTTTTCGAACCTACAAAGGAAGAAAAAGATAAAGACATTACTGAACACAAGTCAGATCCTACGAACACAGTCGAGAATGATAAGGTAGTTCAGAAATCAGATGATAAAGAAAAAAAAATTGAAGGTGAGAAACAAGAAACAAAAAAACCTAAAACAAAAGTTCCTGAATCAACTGATGAACCAAAACCAAATGAAATTGACAAATTAGTTCAAGAAGCAGTGAAAACTGCGATAGAGCCTTTAATGGAAGCAAATAAAGATTTAAAAAAAGAATTAGAGGAAATAAAGAGCAAAAGTCCTATCGGGAATTACCGCTCAACGCCTAGCGACAACGATAAGAGCAAGGGCGAAATAGATAGAGATAATTTTATTGCTAAATATAAGGCTCGTTATCGAAATTAAAAATAAAAATTATAAGGGGTGAAATATTATGGCATTTAGTTCATTTACAGGTTTAAGTGTTAATGATACAGCCTTACAAATAGGTGTATCAAACATTATATTAAAAGCAGCAATTCAAAGCAAGTTCCATCACGACGGCATAGGAATTACAGAAGTATTTTCAACAAACGCTGAATCAGGTGGAGCGATTATTCGAGTTCCAAAGATTGCAAACATTACAAGTAGATTTAGACAGCTTGGCGCTGCAACTAATGGTGGTTGGTTCAATTCAAATGATGTTGGAACAACAACTTTAACAGAAGAAAAAATCACTTGTGATAATATCTTTGATGAACCTATTGATGTTCCAGAAGCACAAAAAGTATTATCTTTAGCTGGTGCAGCATCAGTTGGCGTTGTTAGTGAAAGAATCGGTAAAGCTATTGCAAAAGATATGAATGCAGGAACAATGGCTTATCAATTAGAAGCTGTTATCAATGCAGTATTCGATGCAAGTTCTCACGATAATAGAATATTTACATATGATTTATCAGCTAATGGCGATGAAGATATACTTGATAAGTTTAATGAAGCGTTAGCAGCATTAGATGATGGTGATGGAACATACAATGATACATTCCCAGAACAAGGTAGATTATGTCTTGCAAGACCACAATTTTTCCAAAAATTACGTAAAAAAGGTGTTGTAATCGTTGGTGGATCAAATTATGCACAAGATATGTTAAAGTCAGGTGCAGTTGACCCAGAAAGCGTATTGCCTGATACAGTAGTTGGTTATAAAGGTGTTGTAAGTGATGTCGCTATGTTTATGGCTTCAAAATCATTATGGGCAGCAGCAGAGGAATGGTTGCAAGTTCCAGCTGGCTATTTAGATAATATCGAAGCTATCGTTTGTGCTTTCAATGCAACAGGTAGAGGGTATGCTATCGCCGAACAAACAAAAATAGTAGATAGCCAAAAGGGCGTTGGTTTAAGAATTCAACCATTAGCTAACTTTGGTGTTACAGTATTCTTCGAACAAGGAATCAAGTTAATTGCTTCCGATACATTCGATGAAGGTGCTGGAGCTACTATTACCGAAGTAGAAGTATTACCAAAAGGTAGTCAAGCCTAATTGAAATAAAAAAGCAGTGCGACAGATTATGTCGCCTGCTTACACCAAGTGTTTAGTATTAAGTTAAGTGCGATTCTTAACCACTTGCAAACCAAAATTATAAAAGGAGTAATAAAATGTCTGAACAAAATGTTTTAGAACCGTATCAGGAAAGATTATTAGAAGAAACAAGAGAATTAGCTATTAAATTAAATAAGTTAAATATATTTATAGCTGGGGATTTATTTCCTAAATTATCAAGAGCTAAAAAGGACTTATTGTATGAACAACAAAGAGTTATGAGTTCATATGTTCAAATACTAGGTAAAAGATTAGAATTAGAAGGTATTCAATTTACACATAAAAATACAAAGGAGTAAATTATGGCTGGTAAAAATACAGAACAAGATTATGATAATTATTTTAGAGAATTAGAAGAAAATCATCAAGAT